TTATCGTATTTTTTCTCGACTTTGTTGCAACTTCGTTTTTCCACCCGCAAATGAAATGGACGGCCGACCCGGTCGACCCAAGAAAGAAAAAATGAATGAACAAAATGTGGATGTGCTTACGCAAGAAGATGTTCGCGAACGACAAGCCGCAACTTTCGTTGAAGGCGTTGAGGAAGACGCGCCTTTAGAAGTGATTTCCGGTGATAGCTCCTATAACGAAAAAATACGCGAACTGTTTCAATACTATGAAACACACGGTGGTGACTTGCGATATGGAGACGGAGGGAAATTGAACGATTATAGTCCCAAATTTCTTAAAATGTTTCAGAATATAAACAGTCCGGAAAATAAAGGGCTGCATCTCGTTTATAGCCAGTTTCGTTCTTTAGAAGGAATCGGCATGTTTTCGCTTGTGCTGAACGCAAACGGATTCGCGCAATTTAAGATTAAAAAAGATAAAGATGGAGAAGGTTGGTTTGTTGACATTGCACCCGAAGACCAGGACAAACCCACGTATGCGCTTTACACTGGAACTGAAGACGCCGAAGAAAAAGAAATTGTCAGAAACCTCTTTAATGGTGATTTTTCATCCACTCCGAAAAATATTAAAGAATATTTAGAAAGACGGCAAAAAACAAAATCTCTTAGCAACATGTATGGAGAAATGATTAAAGTTTTCATGATTACCGCATCCGGATCAGAAGGCATCAACTTGCGAAATGTGCGATTTGTTCACATCATGGAACCATATTGGAATGGCGTACGAGTGGAGCAAGTCATCGGGCGCGCGCAGCGCATTTGCAGTCACGAAGATTTGCCGGAAGATGAAAAAGATGTTCAGGTTTTCGAATACTTGGCTGTTTTTTCCGCAGCGCAAAAAGAAAAACTGAATAAGGAATTAAAAGCGACGGATAGCGGAAAAACAACGGATCAAGCGCTCTTCGATATTTCCAAAAAGAAGGAAGAAATTAGTCGGGAACTGTTGAATGCGATAAAAACCACATCCATCGATTGCAAAGTGCACAAGGGTGCGAAATGTTTTGAATTTATGGGAACCCCGGATTCTTCTTCTTTTTCATATGTTCCAAATATCGAACTGGATGAGACAGAAAAGGAAATGGTCGCAAACGTTGCGGTGGAAGAAGAGGTATTTAAACTGCTGCCTGCAACATACAAGGGTGAAAACGGAGAGCGGTTGGTTCGTTCCATGAAAACAAATAAAGTTTATTATAAAAACGACAAATTTGATGCACTCACTTCTAGCGGAAAACCGTTTGACGCTAAAGAGCTTGACCAATACGGACACATTGAACAAGTCGGAGATAAACTGAAAATGTTCCGAGTGTAGATTTATTATAATATAATAATTTATTTATATTTATAAATGTAACGGATATGCTGATTTTATTTCCAAATCCGGATATTCCGGAACAATGTACGTTTGCATTTTTGTTATTTTCTGATTCCATTCTCCAATAGAACCTTTCCATATTATTTTTTTCACACTCTTGTCTCTTTGAAATGTGAATGTTTTTCTAGATAATTTTGGCGCTACATATATGATTTTTACTTTTGTTTTTGTTTGTATTATTATATAACTTTGAAACGGAATATCATGTTTGAATGGAGGTATTTCTAGCGAATCAAGTAACATAAGTTGTCTTGATTCGTGTGTTACAATCATTTTATTAGATCCATAATCCATTTGATTCAAATATTTTATTATGGGCATTGACAAATATGCGTTGCTCTGTTTTACATATTGATTTGAGAAATAGGATTGAATCCATGATAATGCTGACGTTATTAACTCATATTGATATTTATATTTTTTGTTATTATTATATAATTGATTCAACGGGGGCTTATCATAAGCTAACATAATTATCACATCAGTTGCAATGTACACGTTACTAGAATAAAATAAATTGATATTACGATCAACATCATATACGGATGGAAGGTTGTCTTTGAAAGGAGAATTATTAATTGATAAGTGTAAATAATTTAAAAATGCTTTTGCCTTTTTTCTAAATACATCTTCATTCAAATTATGTGATTTGTTTGGTATATTATTAGAAATAGATGCCAAAGAGTCATAATTTTTATGATCAAATGATATTGTATTTTCGGCTGAAATATCTAATACTGCCGTTACGGGTACATCATATTTCTTTTGTTCCTTTATTTGATTTCTTATTATTTTACCCGTTTCAAACGTCCTTTGTTCTATTAAATCTACACGAATCTCATTCCAAAAATTTTGTTTATCACAATCTATTTTATTTTCTTTCAACATATCTTCAATTATTTTAATATTTATTAAATCTTTTCCATAATCTGATAAATTTTTGAACCATGCAATAAATGGAGTCGGTATAGTTAAACTATCTGATAATTTTATATTTTGCGAATTAAACAACTTTGCAGAACCTCTCAACGAGTGTCTTGTTAAACATAATATTTTTCGATCCTTCTTCATATTATATTATATATAAATAGAATATTATATAGAAATAGAATCTTATATATAAAAAAATAGAGTTTTTACTCTTTATTCATTTAAAATCACAGTTACTCACTTGTTACTCACTTACTCTTCCATTATCTCACACGCATCGCGTGGATACACGAACCATTCTTCTTGTCCATTACTGAGTCGCAGCGTTCCGGGATAATATAGCTCGGGATGCGTCCATTCGTTTCGTTCCTGGCGAACTGGGTAGTATCGGAATCCACCGGATAGCGGATGGATAAACTGGATCAGGGATCCGCGCTCGTCTTTTTCAATTTGTTGGCGCATTGTCTTTACCGTTTTTTCAGGAACAATACGAAGCCGCGCCCAATCTTGATGGCGTGCGCTCTTCTCATGTTTTTTCCAATTTTTTAGTTTTCCACTGTATCCACAAACACAGGTCCAAGTTTCCGTCCATGTTTGCGTTTCACTCCAATCGCCGACTGCATGTCTTGCAATGAAAGGACAAGATGACGGGGCTGGATTTCTGTATGTGCGTTCATGTTTTTCGGCAATTTTACGTGTTGCCAAGCGGTTGAGGTCGTTTCGTTCTTCTTGAGACATCGCAACCCATTCTTCTGGGAGCATTTGTGCAAGACCGGGAATCATACGACAGGCGCGATTCCACGCATCGTAGCCATTCTTTCCCCCCAGCAATGTAAAGATTCTGTAAATGTTGTCGCCATACAAATGCATCGGGCCTTGAACAACGGCCTGAACAACAGGAACAGGAACGATGGGAACGACGGGAACAACGGCTTGAACGATGGGTTGAACGATGGGAACGATGGGTTGAACAGCAGCAGCAGCAGCAGAAGTTGCAACACGATGAAGTGCGCCCAATGCATTCATAGCTTCAAGATACTCACCTTCGGGTATTTTGTCTTGATATTCTTCAATTACACGCATTAATGTGGCCAAATTCGGATTCACGGCCATTCTTATTCTTCTGTTTCTGAATATTTTATATTAAAATAAAAAAAAATCAATTTATTTTTTTTAAACTTAAAATGATAAAAATTATAACCATTTTTTAGATATTCTTTTTTATAATTGTTTTTTTTTGTTTTAGCGTTTCAGGATGTTTCTCAGCATCCATTCTAATGGTATTCATTCCTCCCTAAATATGCAAAAATTCTGTGAAAATTGTCGTCAAATAACTGCATTGGAGCTTGAATAACGGGTATAGTAACAGGGGCAGCAACAGTACGATGAAGTGCACCCAATGCATTCATCGCTTGAAGATACTCGCCTTCAGGCATTTTGTATTGTTGATCTTCAATGACACGCATTAATGTAGCCAAATTTGGATTCACGGTCATGATTTGTTTTTTGTTAATATTTCTATTTGTATGGATTCAAAAATTAAAAAAATAAAAAAATCAATTTATGTATAATTATTTTATTTTCAATTATAAATATAAACAATATAAATATAAAACAATACATGAAAATAATTAGCATTTCAATACAATCATAATAACATAATTAATGACAATGAATCATCAAAATTTGGATTATGATTTTCCCGCATCATCAGAAATTCCAGCAAAATTATATATATCGAACAAACAAAAACAAGTTAATAATGTTAAATATATAGTTCAGATTGCAGACGGAATATTTTCAGGTTTTACACGAATCATAGAAATGGATATTGGAATATTCGACTGCATTTTAAATTCCAAGGAAGTATTCAAAATATTAAATAATTATATATGTAATCACATGTATTTCAAGCTGCTTTCTTTTTTAAGCGAAGAGAAACTCAGAAACCAAATGTGTGAACTAAACGCTATAAAAAATGCAATGACGATCGATGAAACGCTGTGTACCTCTGAATCTGATACTGAATTCATTCATACTAAAAAATTATTGATTTATATAAAAAACTAATATTATTATAAAAAACAATTTAAAAACTTATTTTATCTATTTATTATATTTGTCATATTCTCAATCAATATTATCATGAATATAGTGAGCTCGGTCTCATCTGTCGTGTTAGTATATTGATTCGGATAGTTTTACTTCAAGCAGCGATTCAAAGCAGCTGGGTGGTCTAATGGTCAGATGCTCGGATTACAAGTCCGACATGGCAAGTTCAACTCCCGGCACGGCAACTGCGAATTTTCCCTTCTAAATTAGAGAAGGGGCCTAAACCCCTGTAGCACAGAGGAAGTGCGCCGTAAAACACCGTCAGTTGCCAACATGACTGCATAAGTCCGATCGACAGATGGTTATGGCTTATAACCCGGAGGTCACAGGATCGAAACCTGTCGGGGGTATCCACTACACTTCAGTCGCTTTAAAGAAGCGACCCTCGTCTTCACAAAGACACCTTTCAACCGGCGTGGCGCAGAGGAAGCGCGCGGGGCTCATAACTCCGAGGTCATACGATCGAAACGTATCGCCGGTATCATTACACTTCGACCCTTTACAGAAGCGGTCACCTTAAACCCTCGTAGCTCAGTGGAAGAGCACCGAAAAACACCGTCAGTCATCACAATGACTTTACAAGTCCGATCGACAGATGGTTATCGCATCCTAAGCCGGAGGTCACAGGGTCGAAACCTGTCGGGGGTATTCAGTACACTTCAGTCGCTTTAAAGAAGCGACCTTCGTCTTCACAAAGACGCCTTTCAGCCGGCGTGGCGCATAAGAAGCGCACCGTTTCACTTTGTGGTAATCATTACACTTCACCCCCTTTACAGAAACAGGACGTCAAGCTGGACGTTAAACGTAGCCGGTATCCGAGGACATACGATCGAAACGTATCTCCGGCATGATTACACTTCAGTCGCTTTACAGAAGCGACCTCGTCTACACATTAGACACTTAAAACCGGTGTGGCGCAGAGGAAGCGCGCGGGGCTCATAACTCCGAGGTCATACGATCGAAACGTATCGCCGGTATAATTACACTTCAGTCGCTTTACAGAAGCGGCCTCGTCTACACATTAGACATTAATAATCGGTATAGTGTAAGTGGCAACACGCGGTTCACCTTGGGTTCCGAATTACAGGATCAACGCCTCGTTACCGGTATCATACATACACCTTCACCCCTTTACAGAAGCGGATGGTCATAGCTAAGCGACCTTAAACACAGCACATTTAGCCCCCGTAGCTCAGCGGCAGAGCATAACACCGTTTATCTTCAAACATGACTTCATATGCATCTGCATTGGAGTCCGACTTGGTGAATGGTTATCGTCTCATACATGAAAGGTCACAGGATCGAAACCTGTCGGTGGCAATATTACACTTCAGTCGCTTTACAGAAGCGGCCTCGTCTTCATCTTCACAAAGACACTACATTTAAACCGGTATAGCTCAGCGGCAGAGCGTCTAACACACCGTACGTCTATCACCATGACTTCATTGAAGTCCGACTTGATGAATGGTTATCGCCTTATAAGCGGAAGGTCACAGGATCGAAACCTGTTGCCGGTATCATACACTTCACCCCTTTACAGAAGAGGGTAGTCATAGCTAAGTGACTTCTAAACACAGCACGTTTTAGCTCCTGTAGCTCAGAGGGAGAGCGCTCATAAACATGAAAGCAGCGTGGGATCAAAACCCGCCGGGAGCAATAATTACACTTTAGTTGCTTTAAAGAAACAACTCGATTAAACCACTCCCATGGAGGGCAGCTTATCGTCGAATAAACTCAAGACATTCACACATGTCCGAACATTTGATGGTTATCTCTTTATCATTAAAAGGCAAGCATTGGATCGATACCGATGGGTGGTATAAGCGTCGAAAGACGCATCTGTTTTTTTTCAATTTTATTACATATTATTTATTTATTATTCAATAGTTTAATAATTATAGATTTATGGATAGAATATATAATATATTGTATTGATTTAAATATTTGCCTCTACAATATATTAGCATAACGGCTTCAATATTATAAAAAACATTTTAAAGTTGGATTTTTAAAATGCAGAATCACAATCAAACTCAAACTGGTACTCAGAATAATCAGCAAAAACAAATACATAGTCAAACCATTATTCAAGGTCGTCTAACAAAATCAGAATGGAATAATATGGAGATTCCCGTATCTCCTGATGAGCTGTCAATTATTAAATTGATTCGAGATAGTTATCACAATGTTCAAATGAAAATGAATGGTAATACTTCTATGATTGGAGTCCTGAAAACATCGTCGTCTCCTGAAATGCACGCACACTTGTATCAAAAACATTTTGAAAGTATTGTTTCCGAATGTGTGAAAACATACAAACTTCCAGAATTTTCTTTTGATAACAGTAATGGACATAACAGTAATGGACATAACAGCAATGGACATAACAGCAATGGACATAAAAACGGTAAAAATAAGATTACCGAAATAAAAAAAATTGACGCGATCCGGATTAAAAACAATGAGAATGCCATCAATCCGAAAAATATTTTCGAATATACGATTTTAAAAATATGTAAACTTTTACTTTCTAAAAAGGCAAAATGGGACGATGAAAAAGAGGAAAAACAGGAAAAAGATGAGAATAATGATTCCGGTTCTGAATCCGATGACGATGACGACATTGACGGATGCAGTTGGATGTCTTATTATTATGCATTGAAAATGAATATGAAAAACAGTATTGACCACATGAACGCGCATGTACTACAATTTGTAAACTACTTGCTCGACATGTTTGAGAATGATGTTGATATTACAAGCTTCATTCAATATTCCGAATATTTTGTCGAAAAAAACCACCTTTGCACAAAATTCAAAGACATTGAACTGTATGATCATCAAAAACAAATATTCACACACGCAAAATCTCCCAATCCCAAACTTGTACTGTACATTGCGCCAACAGGAACCGGAAAAACGCTCACGCCTCTCGGACTCTCTGAAAAACATAAAGTCATTTTTGTTTGCGCTGCACGCCACGTCGGTCTAGCGCTCGCGAAATCCGCAATATCCATTCAGAAACGCATCGCATTCGCATTCGGCTGCAAAAGTGTCGACGACATACGCCTGCACTATTTTGCCGTCAAAGAAGCGACGCGTGACTGGAGAACTGGAGGCATTCGTAAAGTCGACAACAGTATTGGAGACAATGTTGACATCATTATCAGCGACATTCAATCCTATTTGCACGCCATGTTTTATATGAAGGCATTTAATCCCGTTGAAAATATTATTCTTTTTTGGGATGAACCCACCATTACCATGGACAACGAAACTCACGAATACCACAACATTATTCACAAAAATTGGAAACAAAATATCATTCCTAATGTGGTTTTGTCGTCTGCAACGCTACCACACGAGCAAGAACTTCAAGCCACAATTGCAGATTTCAAGTCCCGATTTTCGAATGCTGACATTGTTAGCATTGTCAGTCACGATTGCTGCAAGTCCATTCCAATTGTGAACAAGGGCGGGTGCGTTCAACTTCCGCATACGCTCTTTTCGAATTATGCCGACGTATTGTCCAGCGTCGCACACTGCGAAAAACATAAAACATTGCTGCGTTATTTCGGAATTGGAAAAATATGCGACTTCATCTCTTTTGTAAATAAGAAACACTACTACTCGAGCCAACGATACAGCGTACAACGTTATTTTTCATCGCTCGACGAAATCACACACACTTCCATTAAACTGTATTATCTTACTCTTTTGAAAAATATTACACAAAAACCGGAACTCAATGCGTGGTCCAACATTTATGATCATTTCAAAGATTGCGACAAGTTGTACGAGTCAACCGGATACATTACCACGTCGGACGCTCACACGCTTACAGACGGACCTACAATTTTCTTGACGAATGATGTTGAAAAAATTGCAAGTTTTTGTCTCCAAACTGCTCAAATTCCGGCGCAGCTAATCGATGATATTATGGGTTCAATTCATCATAACAATAAACTCTCCGAACAAATTGAAACGATCGAAAAACAAATTGAAGATTTGTTGAACGAGTCAGAAAAGGGTTCTGCTTCTTTAGGGGGAGACGACGGAAAAGAAAAGAAGAATAAATTTCTCGATAAAAAAATGGATAGCGGTGAAGTGAAACTATTGAATCAGAAATTGCAAGATTTGAATGAAAAAGTCAAACGAACGGCTCTCCACGACTTGTTTATTCCGAACCGTCCCGCACATTTAGAGAAATGGTTTAAAGGGTCTGGATCTGGATCTGGATCTGGATCTGGATCTGGATCTTCTGGAAAAAAACCGTGGTCGTGCGACATTCAAGACGGGTACGTTGAAAAAATCATGCTTCTTTCCGTCGAATCACACTGGAAAATTCTGCTTCTCATGGGAATTGGTGCAATCACCGACCACAAAAATGCAAAATATAATGAAATTATGAAAGAGTTGGCACAAGACCAAAAACTGTTTTTAATTATTGCATCGTCTGACTACATTTATGGCACAAATTACCAGTTCTGTCACGGATACATTAGTCGCGACTTGCATGATATGACGCAGGAAAAAACAATTCAGGCCATGGGGCGCGTTGGCAGAAACAGCATTCAGCAAGATTATACCATTCGTTTTCGTGATGACGATTTGATTCAAAAATTGTTTTTACCTTCGACAAATAAACTTGAAGCTGACAATATGAACAAGCTGTTTTCTACCATTTAGGAGTGTTTGTTATTGTTTTGTTTTTACAACAAATATAAATTTTATATGAAATTACAATTACTAATATAAAATTTATGAATATTTAAGAAGATTTATATATTTGCATATTATATACTAAATTAAAATTAAATATAAAATTAAAATGGATACTAAAATGAAAAGGGAATTGAATAACTTATTAACGAAATATCCCGGGGGGAGTCAACTGAATTTTTCTGACCCATTTATGTGGGCTGGGGCAATCCGTTACATTATAACAAACTGGCGCGGACAACCTCTCACTCATGAAGATGTTCGATTAGCCATAGCAAACCACATTATAATGAGAATCAACCGTTTGCGTTCACAACCTTATCCCCAGCAGCAATTAAATCCGCCTCTATACCCTCTCAATCCTACAGACCTGGAACGAATAAACGCAAATAGAACTATGGATGTACTAAACCAATATCTTGGTATTCCACCTCAACCTTTACCTTTTCCGGATGTGGGTATTGAATATCCTCCTAGACCTATTTTTCGTCCTCGTGTTCTTGCACCTCCTGCTCGTCCTCTCCCTCCGGGTGTACCGCCACCCGTTTTTTTCCCCGGTCAAGAATGTATATCGTGTGTGGAGGAAATAACGGGGCTACAAGCCCAAAATCCAGGTATAGCATTCTGTACTAGTTGTAGTGGAAGGACGCATTTGTCATGCTATAACAGTATGTCTCTTGAGGAGCGTGATTTGTTTTTTTTAAAACGAAAACCTTCCGATCAACCCCGATGCCCAACAAAGTGTTCAACAAACCCTGAATGGTATGAATATCAATTTTCTCCTGCTGAAATTGCTGCTGCTGTTACTCCTCCTCCCGCTCCTCCTCGTGACGATGCAGCTGAGATAATAAATGTCCAAAATCGAGCATATGATGAGACGTTTAGATTAGATTGGAGAAGATGGAATATTGAAGAGTTATTAGAACGACCTGAGTTTGTAGATCAAACCCCTGAACAATTAGCGCGAGCATTAACTGCATATAGAAATGAATATCCAAGAGACAACGGTATTACACAAGAAGAATTTAACACTGTTGTAGAAAGATTGAAAATAAATAAAGGTGGTAAAAAAATAATACACAAAAAATACTCCAAATATAATAAACACAAACACTCAAATAATAAACGGCGCTCACACGGAAAAAAAAACAAAACGGGTAAAAAACGTTTATACAAACGACGACAAACGAAGCGAATACAAACAAAGAAGTGGAATAGTGGAAATAATGGCGGTGGGCGGCGATTGCCCGTTTTCGAAAAATTACAACGAGGAATAAGCATCCCGAATCCAGAGGAAGACAGAGATCCTAATTTTTGGTTGCGTCAAGGAATGATTGACGCAAAAAGTAGAAAGATTATGGATAATCGCCTCGACGTTATTGATGCAAAAAGTAGAAGAATACAAGATGATCAAGCAATGAGCGGATATGATACGGATTAAAATTAAAATTGAAGTTGTTAAATAATAATAGTAAACAATATAAAGAATAATATTTACTATTATATAGATCATAAAAACAAAGGTTATACAAAATGGAACACGATAACAGTAACAATAATACAAATAAACAAAAAATGACAAAACAACGTGTTGTTGAAAAATTTACTGAATTGCATAAAAAATATTTTGTAAATCGAGGTTGTGTGATATCTACATTAAACGATGATTTTTCAAAACACTTTGTTGAAATGCATCCTGAAATCAAATGGGTTCATACATATAATCGTTATGCAGAAACATACATTCAAGTCGCACAAATTAACGTTGAAATTTTTGGCAAATCGTTTCCCGTGCTATTAGAACGTCCGCTTAAACCCAGCCATCGTTCCGAATTTGAATGTTACTTTGGATTCGGTGGACATTGCGAAGGATACACTGAATTTAGGATGATTTCACGGTTTCCGGAATCATTTGAAGAGCATTCATTTAATTATGAAGAATTGTTGATGCTGTCATCAAGTGGCGATATTGACATTAGGTATATTAAAGATGTTTTTAAATTGTTGATTATTGGCGGATACGTAAAGTACTGGAAAGCATTTGATGAGCTGAATAAGTGGTTTGTCGACAATATTTATCAATGCGATATTGATGGCGACGACATTTGGAAATGGCTTTCTGATGAATGTGATAGAGATAAAAAAGATGAAAATGGACTTGGAACGATCAATAAATATATTTTTGAAAAATATGAAGTGGTGCATGCAGATACTACATGAACAAA